GTATCCCACAAGAGGATAGCAGAGTACTAATTAAAAGCAAGAATTACTTAACGGTTAACATTTATGAGCACGTTCGAGAAGTGGACAGCACCAGCCAACTTTACCGCGACCTGGATCAGTGGTGCAATGCGCGCTTCACGCTGTGCCTGGTCTTGCGTGTCAACTGAGGCGGCAAAGGTATACCAACCACTGGAAAGCAGGTCACCTTGCCCCAACTGACCAAAGCCAGGTGCATTCCATCTACCCGGTGCGATAAGACCATTGGTGACACCCTGTGACAGTGCACCATCAGTAGTTGCAACCAGCACATGAATGCCTGGATCAGTCTGTGGGATCTTGGGTGACTGATACAGGACATTGTACACGTCAGTCTGAATGCGGTTTGCCAACCAATCCAGACCGTGCATCTCATCAAAGTAAGCGCGACCACTCATCACGCCCTCTTCAATAATGCTTGTGCCATTATTGTATTGAGCATAGACGTTGATACGCTTGCTGGCAAGAGTACTAGCTGAAGTCGCTGATAGCAGCTCTGGGATGATTCCTGGCTGCACCTTAAACTTCATTGTGATGGTAGTGTTGCTACCTTCGAAGTTAACAGTTAGCGCGCGACCAAAGAAGCTGGCCATAGCATAACTATTGGTGGCGCAATACTGAACGGCAGTCCGCATGTAATCCGCCAGGGAGCACTGGCTGCCAATATCAGTAGTATTGACCGGATCAATGCAGGTCGCCTCTGCTGTGGTGATGCCGTACAGATGCTTATCGGATGCGGCTTCAATATAACCACAAACCGCCAAGTGCTGAGCATCAGTCAATGGTGCACTAGCTGCAAAGATCAGCGAGTACCACCCACGACCATCCACCCGCACCACGCTGTCTACTGGTGTCTCTAGTGCGACACCGGGCGAACTACGCTGGGCTAGTGCAGCGGTGCACAGCATATTATCCGAGATGTCTGTAGCCGTAGCAGGCGCCCCCGGCGGTGGCAGCAGAAAGCTAACCGATGAGGTAGGACCGGTAGTAGTACTCTGGATGATAAATTGATGTCCAGTCCAGGTGCAGAGTGCATGAACAGGTGTTGGTGTAAGTGCAGCAAAGGCGGCATTGATTATCGTAGCAATACCATTGAGGTTGGTCTGCAGTGAAAAGTCCATATTGACAATTGATACAACAGGACCACCATCAACAGAGATCTGGAACCCACCATTGATGATTGAGGTCCAGTTGCTGATCACCTGATCCTCGGAAGGCATAGGCCCACCTGTCAGGCGCCCTGAAGTCGGTGTCCTTGCCCACCGACCAATGAATAGTGTGGTAGGCTTTGGTACTTGACTAAAGAACAGTTCTGCTGCCAGGAACTCCGGTGCGGTAGTACCAAAGTCACCAGCGACTTCTTCAATGGTATTGTACTCCCGCATTGCTTCACCCGTGTCGACTACGGTACTATCGCCCATAATCAACAGAGTATCGAAACGGGCTAGAGGCGCGGCGATCGGCGCAAAGCTGACCTCCACGTCGACTACGCGCGATACGCTCAAGCCTTGCATGATAGTTACTCCTCTGGAGGATCTTTGGTGATGAACCCAGTTAACTGGGTCTCAAGTATAGTCACACGCATCTGCAAATCAGCAATCTGTTGAATCTGTAGATTAACCTGAGTCTGCAATTCAGTAATCTCTTCCTGAGCAATAGCAAAGTTGTTGCGGACATCCCTAGTAAAGGCATTACCTTCTTCTGGTACGGTGGGATCTATTAGTGAAGTCATTCTATTACATCCCACTTTGTTCTACCATCATCCCAGTAGGTAAAGTGACCACGAGCATAGTGATCCCATAATGTCTCGGAGCCAACCTCAACATCCCTATGGAAATGCCTTCTGCTCTCAAAGGGTGGTTCTGCTTCAATACCAACCTGTGCACCAATAATAGTTGCAACGTTATAGTTGTACCTAACTTCTCGTCTAAGTACAAGATCAACATCTATTCGATTAACCCATTGGTTCATATACAACTCTGGTGCGTGGTTCATTGATTTAATCTCAACAAGACCACAAGCATTAGCCCGCAGCACAGCCCTATTCTGCCAGATAAAGAAACCTCTTCTAAAGAAGCTGGCGTACTGACCTGCATTGTCACCGTAGAAGGAACACATTATTGTGTCAATTTGGTGTTCCTGTAGTTTTAGTTGACCCAGACCATTGTTACCGTGAGGATCATTACCCAGCCAAGGGTCAAAGTCAACCTCAGTTGACATTATGCCGAACGCCACCCAATCTGTGCCAAAAGCCGGCATATTCGGTGGCTCAGGTTGCCAGCGAGGCCTAACCAGATCGGGTGGCAGACCAGTGACCCCTGCAATGATGTCATGCAAGAAATTCTCCCATGACTGATCGTGCGGTGGTCTTGGCGTCGGCTCCGGGCCAAGATACCCTGCCTGCCTACTGTCAGGGACAAAAGGCATTAGTGGGTCCGTAGTGACCTAGCGAGATCAGACCTAATAGTCCCAGTCTGACGAGTAACAGCAGGCTTGGCACGCTCCTTGATTATTGACTGTTGCCTATCATTGACAAGCAGAGCGTTTAGTTGTGCGGCTGCTTCTGTGTGCGTCTCGATCAGTTTAGCCAAGTCCTCAGAAGAAGGACCGGTGTGATTTGCAGGTACAGCAACAGGTGCCGAACCCCGCCTACGACCACTGCCAGTCTCTACAGGTGGCGGTGGTGGTGCATCAGGATTGGGGTGACCCTCACCATTGCCATTAGTCGCCTTCTTTTGAAGAGAAGTGTAATGCTCGGCTACCGCAGCATGGTAGTCAGCATTGCGCTGTATCCGCGTCCGAACTGCACTGTGCATGAGTCTACTCCCTTGGAAAGGCTGTGCCAGTCCGTGGACTCTTGACTACTGGCTTGTCGCATTTCTGTCGCGTTCCACTTGAAGCAAGTCCTTCCACCCAACTGTTGGACTTGCATTGCCCTCTCTCCCATATCTCCGGCGGTACCACCTCGGGGGCGAGTTGGGAGGCCTGAACTTGTTAGGTCTTTCTATGCGTAAGACTATACAAGTCATCAGCAGACAATCGAACCGGTTCAGATTTTCTAGACTGTTCTATTAAGACTTTCAGTAAAACTATAAGTTTATCAAGCCTATCGATAATCTCATCAGCTTCGTTTTTAGTCATCTTAGGCACTGCCTATAGGATCTGGTATGGGAGGGGCAGGGATAGAGTCGTAAGACACAGCTGTTGCTTGAATCCAACCTCGCCCATAACCTGAATAGTCATCAAGTATACGCACAATAAACGTGGTATTGTGCCAGACAATCTGATCAGGTAAAGTTTGACTACCTGTGAGATGGTTAATAGATGAACTTTGTAGCCTGTATGGTGTATAGATCGTGATTGCTCTATTCATCATATCGGCTTCAGGCAATCTGTTTAGATCATTTGGTGATGCAGGTACTACTACCGCTAATTGTTGACTAGTGACTAACTTCATTACCGTGCGACCTTGCCCGCTCACAGTCTCTTGACGCCTGACAACAGTGATGTAATCCCAGAAGGTAGGGTCGAATGCTTCATCTACATTGTGTATTGGCATGCCTTTGCCTTTTAGATCCTATTTACAGGCAAAATGGGGACTTGGCCACTTGTGCATGCGCGCGTATATATGCGCGCGTGTACGTTGTTGTTTAAGGTGGTGCGGGACGCTTCTTTACCACGTAAGTAATGCTGTTTATTAGCTGTGCAGTATCTATCAATGGGGTGACACCACCTGATGTTACTTCTGTATGACCTGGTCTATAATTGGCATGCCATTGCCTATAGGCCTGATTAAAGGCGGCATCCCCTGCATGCCTAGCCCTTGCTGCAACGGTGCCTGGCTTTAGTGGTGGTGGAATGCCAGCAACTATTGTCTTCTTGACCGCCGTGACAGCCGTTTGTCCTGCGGCATTCAATGCTCTATCAAGTACACCTTCATCACCACGAAAGGCAGCCTGCCCAGCCTGCACCATATACTTTGTCCACTCACGCTCAGATGACCTGACACCAGGTACTAGGAATGGACGCGCTGGGATGTTGTTGATTGGACTACCTACCTCGTGGATATAACCTAATGTTGCGTTGCTGGGTGCTTTATCACTGCGCTGATCATTGGCAGCAGGAATGCCCACCATGACATGTATATCAGCAAGGCGTTCCAGTGCCTTGGTGATCTTGTCGTAATTGTCTGTGTCATCAGGCATTAGTCCACCTATCAATACGTTGATTGAGGATGGTTAAGTATGACCGCATAGCTGACTCTTGTGAATACAAAAGGGCAAAGTCTATATGATTTAAGGCAAACGCCTCTTTACTCTTGATGAATTTTGCTAAACGCTGTAGTCTATCATTCAATTCCTGACGCTCTTCCATGACTCTGACTTGCCATTCTTCCACAATAATACTCCTCCCATGCAAGCATACCCGCGCGGCTATCATGCCCACTAAAAAGACTCCTTTTCGATTATTTTTCGAAGCGCGCGTACGCGGGATGGATGCGCGCGCGCTTCGAAACTTTAAACTTTAACCCCATAAAAGTGACTCAATCCTTCCCAGAACGCGCGGGATGCTTCATCTAACGTTATACCTTCAGGAATGACTACTTCACCTGTCTTTAGATTGACTCTTACACCACAGGGGTTAAAGGTTAACCAACTATGTTCCAAGTCATTAAACTTGAGAACACTACCAGGTTGACTTGTGTAATAGTCTGTCACACTATCACCTCAGGAAGAATAGGCTCAGCGAAGCAACGGCAATTAGGAAAGTTACCAGGGTGATGGCGCTCACCACCGGCCTCAGCCACGGGTGGGTCATCCCATGATTGTATTGTCCCTTCCAAAGCCCTGTGTTCCCGCCTAACAGCCGCATCTCTTACTGTCCTCCAGATATACTGTTCTGCACCTATGTGTTGTGCGCGTGCCTGAACAATAGCCGATTGACACTTAGCCGTTTCAGTCCGCGCGATGAGGGTGGCTCTCGATACTGTAACATTACCAGAATCCCGCACCAACTGAACAAGGTCGTCATATCTGCGTCCACCTACAACAAAGTCTTGTGTGTATTCCTGAACTCTTCTACCTGCATCAATAGGCAAAGATGTGATTAGAGTAACTTGATCATCTAACATTTGCTTGATTACCCCACCAATAGGGGCATTCTCAATCATGTTTCTTAGCTCAACACCAATTTCCCTACTAAGCCTAAACCAGGCTCCTGCATCTCTACGTGAGACTTCAGCTATCATGCGGGCTGCAGTTACTCTAGCCCAGGGGTTAATCATTGCTGAATATCTACTAAGCAGCTCTATTAGCTGAGGTAAATGGTCTCTATCACCTGGGGTGAAACCATTGATGATCATGCCAATATTACGAGCAACTGCTCTTAGTTGTTGTGCATAATATCTTTCAGCCCGCCTTACCTTCTCAAAATGTTGCCGTTCACGTTGTAATTGCCTACGCTGGGTAGCGGTAGGACGCCAGCGTGAACGGGCAAGTTCTGGGGGGAGACCAACTGTTCTCATGAATGATACACTTTAAGGATCAAGAGGATAAACAACCCCGAGTCCACCACCACTTTTATACCTACCAGTATGATTGTTAATAGTTCCAATGACTGCATTATACACGAGCAACATGTTGCAAATCAAGAAACTGTTCAGCTTCTGCACGTCTTCTACCAATGATCTCAGGTGGTTTATTCCACATTAGAATGGCATCTGCTGCCGCTTCAATGAGACCATCGTTAATATGCCGCAAGAACGTGGATCCACCAAATCCACCTAAGCCAATGTTATAGGCGATCGATACTAAAGCATCAAACTGATGCTGATTAACCTCACGCTTTAGTCTTGCGGAAACACCATTCTCAAACTTGGCAATGTCTCTTTCAAAGATTTCTTCTACCTCTTCCCTGGTAATAGTCAAACCAGGAGTGACTGTTGGAGGGCCAGCCACACTGGTATGACCCACCCCAATAGTCCAAATGCCTTTGCTGTCTTGATAAGCGGTTAACTTAACGCCTTCCCGCTCCATCAAGAGGCGACGACCATTGTCTGACATCTGCATGATGAATGCCTATTTACAGGGTGTACATCGAGGTGAAGTATCCTAGCTATGCTGCGGTACTCGACGCTCCGGTAATACCGCTAGAATCGCCTGGAAAACGATGTATGAGTGAGTATTAGTAGGGAACTTAGCGACTGGGCGGTGGGAGCACCGTCATCAAGCAAATCAATGACAATAAAGTGAGGGGAATAGGCCTAGCACTAACCCAATAGAAAGTAACTATGGGATGTGTTAACAGCATCCCAAGAAAACTAAACCACAGCACCAGCACCACACCGCGTAACCAGAGTATTATAAACAACACAACAACCAACCCCATGACAATATTATCATCAACTCTAGTATACGGATTGGAATATCGGCTTTGTAGCAAGCCAACAATACAAACACCAGCACTATCTGAGAGACAAATATCAATACCAACGCATCATTCAGTACCAGGCTCATCCCACAAGGGTGAGAGCCTTATCAAAGATGGCTAAGACTTCCTCCTTGGTCCGCCTGTGTTTGTCTTGCCAAGCTATTATGGACCAATCATGACCCAAGGCATCTTGCAGTCGCATCATTGCCTTAAACCTAAGCGACCGGTAGGACTTGAAACTATCAGTGATCTCTTTCAGAGAACGGAATCCAATCGCACCCAACATACAGTACTCTTGTTGGTTGGTTCGAAAGGTACCCTTACACCACCCTGCTTCAACTCTTTCCCGCGCCAGTATCAACCTACGGGTTACCGGATCAAAGCCTGTACCATCAAACGGCATAACATTTCTCCCCTATCAAAAGTGCGGGCTACTCTTTACCGGCTCCCGCCTGCCCCTCATCATCGCCCGTCGTTTCCGACCACACAGCGGTGATATCAGACCTCCGCTCCACTTCACCTGGCGCCAGGTATGGCAGGGGCCGCCATGACATTGTTTCACTTCGGGGTTCGTCATGCTCCACTATAGGCATCACTACCTCCCAACCTAAGTCAACCAAGGTCCTCCAAACCTACCATAAGGCCAACCAAAGTAAGTTGGAAACCTAACAGGCCCAGGTACATAATGGAAGGTACGATAGGCTGCTGTTGCCTTCCAAAACAAAGCTCCAAACTGGGTCATCAAATACCAGCTCTGAGTACCTGTAACACCAGGGAATCCCTCGGAGGAAACACTTACACCGTTTACCGATTTGCTGTTAATTCTTCCCACCATTCCACTACCGCCATACCCACCCATACCAGGACCACCTGGTCCAGCAAACAGTGTTGCAATGTGAGCAGTCAACAATGCCAATAAATAGGCTCTTGTATTTAGATCCTGCTCAGGACTAGTCGCATCATTTCTAAATATCAATCCTGCAGTAATCCACATCCTTTCTAAGGCGTCACTATCTGTACCACTAAACTGAGGGAAAGCACTAGTAAATCTATCATAATCAAACTTGACAACAAATGCGTCTACTGGTGGCAAGACGGGTTCTTGCCATGTCATACAAACACATTCACCAGACTTCAATAAAATCCTTCCGTCATCTAAGGCTACTTGAGCAGTCAATACATAGATACATTGGTCAACCATATCTCCTACTAGTTGACTGGTCTTATACTGATCAAATACAGGTGTACCAATCAACCTAGACAATGGTGTCAAGTCAAGAGTCGGATCTGATGTTGGTTCAATATCAATAGTCCATAATGCTGACTGGATAACGGGACTGGTATTAGTAGCACCTGGCGGGACATTACCAATTTCATTGGTAAAGTCAAAGGTAAAGTAGTCCCGCACAGGTGCTGGGAGTATGGGTCCAAATGTTGTATCGGACGCCATTACCTATTGCCTTCCCCTTGCTCAAGGATGCCAAGCCTGAGTCTTCTGTCTACACCACCCATCTTGGCACTGGGATTATTACGGTCCAGAGGTTCTAGACCCGTAACAACACTAGTCAATTGCTTGCATTCGGTAATCAGTGTTGCCCTATCCTTATGGGCCAAGACAACCTGGTTTTTGACCAGATCACTGGTCTTATTCTGCATATGCCAGCCATCCCATACATCTTTGGGACAACCTTCTGTTATCGCATAACCACCAGGTAACAATTCAGTGACTGCACTACTGAAATTGTATGCCTGGCCTGCTGTGGCGATCCAAGGACCGCGACAAACAAACTGGGCGCCTTCAACAGGGATGGCTCTACGCGATTCTTTCATTGTACCATCCCGCAGCGGCTCCATATATTCTTGCCACTGAAATACCCGCAAGACAATCCCTGATGGGAGCTTACAGGCGACATATACAGTGTCGCCCGTTGTTGCTCCTCTTGAGAACGGGACCGCTGGGCGCGGTGGCTGGGGCGGCGGGACTTGCATACTATCAGCCATGATTACCTTTTACCTCCTATCATTTCAAACATTGTTAGGGGGACCAGTTTCCCCCTAACTGCCTAGACACCAATCATGCTGACAACAGCTGCCGGCATCCGCACCACTGTGCCCCAAGTACCTGCACTGACCTTCTGAGAGAAGGACGAACGTGCGCGAATAACAGGGTGCGCGCGCATCTTCTCTGAGTAAGCCGGAAACGCAAACTTCTGACCTTCAACTTCATTGGCAAACAGCTGCACGAACTCGCCAGCCGCCACACCTTGCGGCATGATTGGCCCACGAGCTGCATATTGCGGGATCGTGATCAGCTTGATATTGCCAAAGTTCTTGTCAATCAGGTCACGAACGTTGACACCGAAGCTGTTGGTGATCGTCAGGGCGACTTGGGCGCCAGGTGACATGCACAAGGTCATCGAAGTATCCGTGTCGATCAACCCACCGGTCTGCAAGACCAGTTGGTAGAACAAGGTCTCAATATCAGCATAGACCTCGTTTGCCGTTGCATTCATGACACCATTGATGATCCATCTCGGGCTGTTGCCTGCCGCTGCCTTTGGAGCAGGGCTAAGGGCTGCAGTCAGATTGGGATCATTAGTCATGCCATAGTTCTGGAGCCCACCAACACCAAACAGGTAGGTAAGGTTCATGAACTTGGCAATAGTCTGGGCCGCTGCACGATCGATCTCAGCCACCCAATTGACCCGAGCAAGACCACCACGCTCTACTTCCCGCTCACCATACTCTTTGATGACCTGGAAGAGATAGTTTTGCCTAGCCGGCCACCCAACATTGATCCCGGCGTTGCCGTTCTCATTGTAGTCGCCATAGCTAGACACTTCACCAGTCGCCTCGACGACCGGGAAGTAGATGATGTCTTGCAGCCAATCAC